AAGGGTCAACGCTTCAACAAAATCATCGGGAAGCTTTTGTTTCTTTTTATCTGCTTTCGCAAATGATAAAAGATCGACCCGTTCCAAAATCTGGTCACCAGTATCTGTTGCTAATGATGCTTCGAATTTCTTTCCTTTGATAATAATGTTATTGTCTTTGAAAGACAGGTCAATCTCTGCCTCGTTGATACTTGAAAGAATCTTGTATAACTCTTCTGATGGAACCGAACAGGTAAAATCTGTTTTGAAAGGATGAATGATGCAAATCCGATCGTTGTATGTCAATATCTCCTTTCCTGTAAAGATGAAATGCGTTGCTTGTTCTATAATGTCCTTTTTTGAGAGGCCTGGCTTGATTGCCGTCAATACATTTATCAGTTTTTCCTTTTCGATTTGCATTTTCTTTCTCCCTTCATTTCTTTTATTATATCATAAGATTTCTTTCTAAAGCCAAAAGTTCCAATAGTCAGATCGTAAAACGAGAGCTGTCGCTACCGAATGCGGCAAAGTATATTTTCATTTTTTGCCTATACCTGTTTCCACATATCTTTTGATATAGTTAGAATTATTCTTGACTGTTCGTAAAAAGTAATACGACATCAGTCTGTGCTTTGCATTTTGCTTTGTCAGAGATACACCTTGATTGTCTTCCAACCAAGTAGCCAAAAAAATTCTCATCTCTTTCTCCTTTTTGCTTTTATAAATTCTTTGATCCGATCTTCTGCACCAAAGCCTCTGGTGCTATCTATCAGGTCAATGTATGAGTAAAGTCTTGAAGCTTTCTTTTTTATGAAAAACTTTTCTCCTTGCTTACCGCTTACGCCAGCAAAGTATATTTTCATCAGAAAGCAAACCCTTTATTCGATTTGATTATAAACGGCCAGGGCCATTTCGGCATTGAATCTTCAAGGTCAAGGAAATAGATGATATTCAATTCATCGCGCAGTTTGTAATCATTTGATAAGCCCGGCTCAATCACAACTTCCACAACATCTTTTGTTGCAAGCTTTTCTGGAGGAACATACTTGCCGATGTTTTCTATCAGATCACGGCATGAATCAGCATCGACGCTGTTTGCCCATCTTTCATTTTCTTTCAGTTTGTAGGTCTTTCGATCCTCTTTATGGTATTCAGATTTGCCCATGATGAAACCCTTGCTGTCAAAATAATCCAAGATTTGTCTTTGTTCCATCGGGCTGAATGTCGTGAAATGTTGTCCATCATCTTTTTGGGATGGTGATTGTGTCGACACTGTAACCTTTAGAGAATTTTCATTGTAGACATATTGCCCCCTTCGATACTTCGGGACATATACATTGCCGAATCTTCCCGTTTGAACCCACGATGTTGAATCAACACTGTACCACGGATATCGAAGCATAAGATCAAGCGATGTCATACCGAACCCATGAATCTTTACTTTGGGCATACCATCGCTTGCACAAATCAGTTTAGAAAATAAATGATCCAAACGGGGTCGCAATTGTGATGTATTAAATGTTCCACCAGCCATGCCGCCCATACCGATGTATTCATATCCTTCTTTAATATATCTTGCGAGCCATGAATCATCTTCACGCATGGGATGAAAAACAGGAATGGGATTCAGTCCATGCTTTTCAATGTATTTCTGATTTTTGTATGTATTTTCTGCGTCGCCGATTACATCAAGATTAATGTAATGATCAATATACTTTTCATTTTCCTTAATGAATTGAATGTACGCATCAATATCAATCGGCTTTCCCTGGCTCCAGGCACTGAAAGCTCCTGAATCCAACATCAACGAAACTTTGTTTTTCATAATTTGGCACTCCTTTTGAGAATGTTTTTCATAACCATACAACTATGACATTTGCCACAGGGTTCAGGTTTTCCAGAGTCACAATAGTATGGCTCTATTCCATAATTTGTATAAAGAAGAGTTCTGTAATAATCCATTACGATCTGGTCTTTGGCAAGATTTGCAAGCGGACAAATAATCCTCATTGCCATATGTGGATAACTATCATTGATGATCTTTTCCAGTCGCATCATATACTCAAAAGAGTTATCCGAATAGGTATCCGTAGCATTGTTACCAAAATAAACAACAATGTTCTGGTTTAGATACTTTTCACGCAGGAACAACATGAACTGCAAATTCCTGCCAAAGAACATGCCATCAATTTGTTTGAGCTTTGGAATTTCACAATATTGAATTGCCTTTTTTGTATGTTGAATCCATTTTAACAACACCGCTTTTTCTTGCTGAAGGAATTTCTGCCCATATTGTAAATAAATATAGTCGGTAATTACAAATCTGGTTTGGTAAGACAATAACAGACTATCAAACCCGCCGCTCATCAGCAATATTTTTTTCATTTTCATATTCATACGCGGCCTCATATTTTGATAAGGTTCATTAATTCTTCTCTGGCTTTCTGATTAAGAAGAAACTCCCCCTTCAACGAAGATGTTACCATTACACTATTTTGTTTATTGACGCCTCTCATTAGCATACACAGATGTTGTGCTTCTATGATACACGCGACAGCTTTCGGTTCGAGTTTTTCTTGAATAAATGAGGCGACCTGTTCGGTCAACCTTTCCTGAATTTGCATCCGGCGGGAGAACATTTCTACAACACGTGCCAGTTTCGATATACCGACAACCCGTTTGTTTGGAATATAAGCAACATGGGCTTTCCCTATAAAGGGCAACATGTGATGCTCACAAGTGGAATAGAGTTCAATATCCTTTAGCAAAATGATTTCGTTATATCCATCTGATTCAAACGTTTTAAGTATTGAATCAGGGTCAACTTTATAGCCACCATATAAAGTATCCCAAGATTTGAGTATTCTCTGCGGAGTTTCGAGCAATCCTTCGCGGTTGGCGTCTTCTCCTACGGACTTTAATATCAATCGTAGAGCATTTAGCGTGTCTTCGTCTTTTACCATTGTTATACCCCTTTTTTAAAGCTTCAGGATACCGGCAACATAACCGGTATCCTGAAAAAGTAGATTTGTTACGATTGATGTGATTGTTACTTTTTTGCTCCTGCGGGCAATCTCTTCCCGTTTGCCCATCCCTTGACCCATCCCTTGATGGTATTCAAAGACAGATCAGACTGCATTTTGTGAAGCTGTTCCGCTGTAAGCTTCTGTTTCGATTTTGCCCATTCTGTATACAGCTTCAATTTCCGACTGGGCCCGGCTTCTTTCTTTTCTTTCTTGGGCTTGTCTTTCTTTTCTTTCGCCGGCTTTGCAGGTTTGGCTTTTTCGACCATTTCCGTCTTTTCTTTCTTTTCTTCATCGACCATTTTGTTGAAATAAGCCAGTGCTATTTCCGCGCCCTTGGGAAATTCTTTGGTTTCGGGATCGTCTTCGATCTTATCCATTGCCGCCATGAAATCTTCATAAATCTTTTCCTTTGCAACCCCAACCAGAACGACCTGCTTTTTGATAAGACCGCTCTTGTTAAGATCGACAACCGCCGCTCTCAAATCTTTGAAATTAACTTCTACTGCCATTTTTTGTTCCTCCTTTTTAAATTGTTTGAGTTTGATTTCTTCTTTTTCTTTTATTATATCATGAATTGTTATTTGTTGACCGGTTTTCTTAAACTTTGTTTTTCCGCATCGCCTTTTATTTTATCGCCCCATATATTGGAAAAGCCAAATCCATGCAATGGCCCAAGCTTTTCCAGTGATAAAATAAAGTTATATAACTTATTTTGGATTACCTCTCTTGATTTGCAATATCCAAGAACCTCTTTAAAAATAACCAACTTTCTTTGTATCGTTGTAATTTTTCTTTTTGCTTCTTTTGTGGCAACTGTTTCTTTTTCAAAGATAAGAACTTCGCTGAATTGTTTAACCTGTGCAATCAGATTTTCTCTTGCATGATCTGTTTGCTGGAACTGGATATGAGGAAGATGAAAGATCATAATATCTCGCAACGCGTCTATATAATTGTCATCATATCTTACAGATTTCCCATTAACCACAGCTTCCATTCTACACCTCCTTTTTATGCAATGTTTAGAAATTTATGAATCTGGACGTTAATTACAATCCTCAAATATTCCAGAGCTTCCTCTTCTTCGATCCATTTAAGCAATTCATTTATTTCTACAACCGGCTTGCCATCTTTAAACATCGGTGAAAAAGCATATACAGGGTCAATAGAAGCACCCCTACTTATCAAATAGACCGCATCTTCAAAGTCTTGTTTATCTCCTATTACAAATTTTATTATATCATGAGTTCCGACTACTTTGTAATTTTTTAATAACATTTTTTTCTTCATTCCGCTTGATGAACATTTATAATCAACCACCCAACTGACCGGCCATGATTTCTTGATTGGATGTGCTCCATTGGTTTCAATAGAAATGTCGTATTCCATTGATAACCGATTGACCAACTCTTCCAACTCTGCTTCCTGTAATAAAGGTTCGCCACCCGTTATGGTAACTCGGTAACAATTCTTGAATTTGACTACTTCATTTATAATTTCGTCAATATTCATTTCTTTGCCGCTATCTGGTGACTGAGCTTGAACCGTGTCGCAATATTTGCACCGGAGCGAACATCCGGCCAAACGGATGAAGATACAAATACTGCCCTGATGATATTTATTGACCTCACCATTAATACTTTTAAAGATACTGTGTATCCTCATTATGCCCTCCATTCCGCATAAGAGTCAGGCGTTTCATATACGCGCACCCTCTTAAGTGCTTTGCCGAAATGGATCTGTAATTCTTCTACAATCTTTAAAGTCATGTTTTCTGCGGTTGGAATAGGAATAAAATCGTTCAAGTAATGGTGATCAAATTTGTCGATAACATATTTTTCCACGATTCTTTTGAGGTCACTAAAATCAATAACCATTCCTTCATAAGTCCCGTTAATTAAAAATTGACCAATCTCGACTTCTAAAACTCCATGATGGCCATGTAGGTTCTTACATTTTCCATCATATCCGGGCAACATGTGTGCATACTCAAATTCAAATCTTTTTGTTACTGTAATGCTATTTGGAATCACTTTAATCCTCCTTTTTCTTTGGCCGATCCCATTCGCTATCTAGGAACGGTTGACCAAGTTTTAATTGTTGCAATACTATGACCTGCCCTTTTTCCTCTGCTTCATCGTGTCGGTGCACCAAAGTATTGATTCTTATTCGGCCGCTTTTCTTTTCTGATGGTAATTGATTTAAAACAAACAATGCGTCTACATGTGCAAGCTTCCGAATGTCTTCGCCTGTATTTTTCTGACCGATGTTCTTTTTGTCGATTGAATCTCGGTTGCTTTGATTACAATTGATGACCAAAGCTCTTCTGACCCCTGCAAGATGTTTCCCTCGTTGCCATTTCGTATTTGCATCTGATCTCTCATCATCGCTTGTCTTTGCGGTAATATCAAAATAATCGACCAAGATAACGTCGGGAATAAATCCTTCTGTATACTCAAGATTGTCAAGATCGGAAATGATGTCATCAAACGATGCGGAAAATGGCGGGTGGCACATTAATCGTAAATTGTTACCATAAAGCCTTTTGAAGATTTTTACTTTTTTTGCAATCGCTTCAGTTGACAAATCTTCCTTTTGCTTATGCGTCCGCCACCACCAAGCTAACTGATACGATTTTTTGTCATGGTGTCTACAATAATCACAGGGTTTGTATTTGCTGTTTCTTGAATATTCGGGCAACGTTCCATCATCAAGAACCAGTGCTCTTCTGTTCTTTCTTTCCTCTTTCAGGCAACTTCCATCTTGGTTATATGCACAATCAAATACAGGGTATTCATACTCGCCTTCATATTCAGCCATCGCCGTCATTCTTTTATAAATACGTTTTTTAAATTGTGTGGAATTCATTTCAAGAGAAAAGACCGCAACCTTCAAACGAGCAATCAAAGCATGATAAACTATTTCCCATGCGTAGAAACTCTTGCCGCGCTTCATCGGGCCCATAACAGCAATCAACCATTCCCGCTTCAGAGTTCCGATTAATTCTCCCAAGGCTCCGGGCAATCTAAATAGATTGTCAGAAGCATCATCATCAAGAGTCTTATCCACTTCAGCTTTATCAAATGGATTGACCCATCTTGATGTTTCCCTTGCTACCTTGTTAAATCCCCGAATGGCTTCCGCCGCCTTATCAAGCTTTCCCTGCAATAAACTTCCTTCGATTTGGTCTTTCAAGATTTCGTATGATCGGCTTTCCGAGTATTTATAGGTTTGATCCAAAAGGTATTCAGCATTAAAGTTTACATCATTTTCATACTGGCTGGAAATCTCTTTCAAAAACTCTTCTATAATTCCCGCTTCTGCTGGCTTTAATATTTTTTCCTCTGCTTGAAAAATTGCCTGAATATCTTTGCCTGGAGCCTTTTTATACTTTTTCCAGTAATCAGCAACCCACTGTGCAACTTTTCTTGTATAGTCGATCTGAAAATATTTCGGCCGGAGAATGGGAACCGCCTCACGACAGAACTTATTGTCAACAATCAAACCCGTGACAATTCTCTTCTCAATATCTCCCGATAAAACTTCGTGCCGCGTAAATACCATTATCAGCCTCCATACATGTCGTACAATTGGTTAACTAATCCTGATTGATCTCTTTCAATATCATCATACTCGTTATCCATCATTCCTTGATCTATCAGATAAATTGGTAATCGTTTTCTGAACATCTTGTCTGAACATAACCAAGCCGGCGTCACCTTGTGCAATTCTTCTGTTACTGAAACGATTGCTTCATAAAGGTATTTTGAATCTCTTGGTAGCTTCTTTACATCTATATTATCATATAAAGCAACATTGTTACGATTCTTTTTCATAAATTCTTTAAATCTTTTTGCTGCCAACCGGAAACAATCCTCATCTCCCGGTGAGTGCGGAACTTCTTTGCTAATGTATTCTTTCCAGTATTTCTTAAGTGCGGTGGTTATTTCAGGTTGTTCATCTTCTACTTTGTGCTTCCCATAAACCCGTTCCATATAAAGTTCGCCTTTTGAACATTCTTCAAACCATGATTGTATTCCATAAGCAATGTTTTTGTTATCAATACGAGTCAAGGTAAAATCATCAAAACCAAAGAATTCATCTAACCCAACCAAGTGGCCGGGCGCTCTGATATTTAATTTGTAATCTTGTGCGGAATTTATAACTTTGTGATAAAGTAGCATGGCGTCGCCTATTTTATCAGAAGGGAATTTTTTGACAGCCTTCTTTAAAGCACATAAGGCGTTATGGTTTGCTTTACTGCCGTTTTTATGTCTCTTAATAGGAGAACCAAGACTCATCCATAACTCATAAAGGTTTTGCACATCTGGTGAATAAGCTGTCATGTCTTCTTTATAACGTTTTCTTACCTTACCTGATAAATTATTAACATCCGACTGAACGACTTCGTCAGAAGTCATTAAACCATCTTTAGATGGTTTAACTTCTTTTTCACTATTATTTATTAATCTATTATTTATTATATTTAAGTACTCTTTAATCCTGCCATTAAGTTTTCTTATATGCTCATTTTTAAGTTGCTTATAGGCAGGATTAATTTTTAATATTCTTTTACGACCATTGAAGCCTACTTCTTCAATATATCCTTCTTCTTTTAATCGTGAAATAGATGTGCTTACAGTTGTTGTAGATACGTCTAAAAAGTCAGCAATATATTTATTACTTGCCCAACAATGTTTTTCTCCATCTTTAAATTCAATCATACAAAAAACAAGGCAATCGGTTTTATTTAAGTTTGGGTTGAGAAATAATTCTGGTTCCATTTTTACGTATTTTAAATTAAATTCATTTTGTTCTATTTCTACTATTTCATCATTTTCCATAACCTTTACCTCACAAATAAATGTCATTCATTCTCAATAAACAATCCGAGCATCTTCTTTTCAATTCTTTGATATTTGCTTCGGTATTAACCTTACCAGAAACATAAAGGGGAACATTTTCAAGTGGGCTTTGATGATTCATTCCCCTACACTTCATTTCCTTTGCAAGAGCTTCATGCCTTTTTTTGATATTGTGAACTTCGACCAAGCCTTTATCAATATATCCTTTTAAACTTTTCCCCTTTTTTAAAGTTCCAATGAACATATGACTCTCAACATGTTCACCCAACAAATGCTTCCGGCATAGTAGCCTCGGGTCAACCATCCACTGCATCATTTTGTTCTCCTTTCTTTTTCAAGCAATAAAAAACCCTTTATACAGGTCTCCGAATCGGAACGATGACAGCAAGAGCACAACCATCAATTCCGATTTCTCCGATCCGAATTGACAAAGAAAGGAACATCAATTCCGATTCGGAAGCCAATATAAAGGGTTTTAAAAATATATCCATTTTACTCTTGCTGTTATTATCGGCATGATTCAATATCCTTGAATCACGGGAGAAGCCGATTTACCTTTCTATATATAGGGTTTTTAAAGCAAAAAACAATAATTCTACACTATTTTTAAAAATAACCTTTTGAAATAATTATGGTAAATATTTTTTTCATTGAAAAATTTACTTTAAAAAAACAGGGGTTAATCAAAGCCCAATTCTTTTCTGAGTTTCTTTACTTCATCATCGGTCAAATCAGCAGGGTCGCCTTTATCAAGAGCAACATATTCGGCGTGATCAAAGATGCCAGAAAGAGTATTGGCTAGTTTTTTTGATTGACCGACCGCATCTGAATCATAAAAGACAAAAGCTTCTTTTATATTTTTCTTTTTCAGCAGTAAGATTTGTTCTCTGGTAAAATTCTTTGTAAATGTTGCAACCGCTCCGTCGCCCAATCTCCAAACATCTGTGACTCCCTCTACAATAATTACTTTGTCTTTGATTGAATCATAGTTGTAAAGACATTCATTGATGGGCATGATAGATTTATTTGGCGGACAGGAGAGATAAGGAATTCTTTCAGACCCGTTTCTGATAATGTCAGCGGCTTGCCAACAGACCATTTTGTTATTGATAAAAATGGGGACAAAGATTCTGTAACGATAATATCCATACTCACCAATCGGTTGTAATTGGAATTTGTCAATTGTCTTTTGCCCAAACCCTCTTGATTTCAAATATTTAAGATGAATAGAATGATTCCACTCGTTTTTGATTCCCGGTGGTATCCATAATTTTGAAGCAGGTTTATAATCTTCATCTTTGTAAAGTATATCCCCGTCATACTTTTTTATGATTGATCTCGCTTTACCAAGAGAACACTTTTCCAGTTCTTTGATTAAAAATGCAATGTCTTGATGCCCCGTTCCGCATATCCAGCAATGCCATCCAGTTGATCGTAGATTAATACCCATGTGATTTGAATGATCAGTGCAGTAAGAAAAGGGACATTGAATATTGATCCAGCCCCTACTAACATTTTTGCTACCAGAGACTTTATAGTCAATTCCCTTATCTTCAAAGTATTGTTTGATGTTCATTTTTTTCTCCTTTATCTTTTAAATATAAGTGCTTGCAAGAGATAATACAAAATGTTATACATTATTATAAGAGAGCAAGGGAGATAAATATCATCTCCCCTGCTCTGCTCATATTATATCATACTTTTATATAACTGGTTTCAACCATCCCTGTTCCGCGTATGTGATCAATCGGAGAACACAGTGGTGACTTAAATATTTGTATGGATCAAGAAAGTCAACAATCACCAGATGTGTTTTTCCTTCGGATGTTCTTAATCCCCTCCCGACCTTTTGTAATGTTTTGCCTGATGCTTTCCCGCCTTCGGCATTAATGATGATGTCGATTGGCGGGATATTTATCCCTTCATACCAAATGATGTTTGCAATGGCACATTTCAGTTTTCTTGATTTTAACAATTCTTTGAAATCTGTTCGATCTTCTTTTGAGGTAGAACCGTAGAGGAATGGAATATCTTCTCCATAAATATCTTTTGCCATTTGCCGGAGAATTTTTCCATGTTCGACTTCTTTTCCGGTCAAGATCAAAACTGATTTCCCATTGTCAACCTCATCAAGAGCATATTGCAAAATGAGGTTATTTCTGACCTTGTTGTTTATGATCCCCTCGTGATAAATATCGCGATACGATTTGAGTTCACTGATTCGTGATAGATACGGTACCGGTAAAAGATCAATTACCGGTTTTGCGATGATGCCCATTTCCATCCCCTTTTCGATTGTCAGTTCGGCAATCACCGGCCCAAGATAACCTTCGGCGACCAATTCGGCATGGCTACCTTTTTGTGGCGGTGTAGCTGTCAGCCCAATTCTGATTGGAGCGTCGATTTTTTCAAGAAATTTTGTGTAGCTTGACCCGGCCGTCACATGATGAGCTTCATCAATAATGACCATGTCAAATTTTTTGAAATAAGAATATTCCATATTGTGAATACTCTGTATGGTTGCAATCACAATACACTGATTTTCTATTTCATCTTTATAAATCTTTGATCCCCCTCCGATCATTACTACATTTCTTAACCCCCACGCAACAAATTCATCGTAGGTTTGTGTCAAAAGATCAAGCGTATGGCACATGAATAGTATTCTTGATGTCGGGAACATTGAGCAAATGCCACCAGCGATAACAGTCTTACCGCTTCCGGTGGGTGCTTTTATGATTCCTCTTGATATGGTGCAAGCGTTGTTGATTGCCTCTTTCTGGTCTTGCCTAAATTCAATACCTTCAAGATATGGCGATGCCGCCAATGTTGGTAATTCATCATATGTCTGATTTTTCTCATATCTGATTTGTTTATTATCACAATATGCCAAAACCCTTGGAAGCAATCCCGTCAGAAATTTTTTATTACTGACCATCGAAGCTTCAACAATGGATTTGGTTTTTGCAAATGGACCGGGCTTGTAGATTTCTTTTTTATATCTACAAGAATCTCTGATTTGATTCTGTTCTGTAAAATCATTTACAAAACAGAACACATTACCGACCGTAATTTTCATTGAGTCCTCCTGCATATACGGTAATTTCTTCCATGATTCTTTCATATTTTCTTTTTCCCCACACTCGTTCAAAGTACCTTTTTATGGGTCGCATAGTGATCACTTGACGATCTCTTTTGTACCCCAGTGCCTCTTTGATTTCTTGTGGGCAGTCTACGATGATTTCAATGATCTGTTTTGCTTCTTTACTCAAGCTTTGAAACATTTTTTGTGACTCGCTGATAAGCAATGCTTCTTCAGGGTTGACGCGAATGGTCAGTTCTTCTGGATATTCTGTTTTTTCAGTGAATGATTCTATGGGAACATAATTTTTCATGTCGTAAGCTTGCAAGGCATAGTCAAAATATTTCAAATTCATTTTAATCCTCCTTTATTTTTATTTCAATGGTTGGGGGAGCAAAATATAACAAAATTTTCCATCCCAATTTACAATTGCCGCATTCTTCAACAATCCCCTTTTTGATTCTGTTGATGCAGATGCCAGCGGAGCATTGAAAGTTGAATCGCTCGCAAAAGAAAAACTCGCTTGTTTCAAACTCTCCGCACGATTCATCATAAAAATTTACATCGTCGCTTGTGATATTGCAATGACGAATATTTCCTTTTCTTCTGTCCTCGGCACCCCAAAATGATTGACAGAGTCCGCAAGGTAGTTCGTCGATCCGTTTCTTTTTTATTGTTTTTTTGTGGTTATCCTTCTTTTTCTTTCTTGCCATGTTCATCCTCCTTTCTCTTCATCCCATTGTCAAGGGCCCATTGGGAAAGAATTTCAGATGCGAGTCTGGCGGGTGCAATTTTTGGATACCTTTCTGCTGCTTTCTTTTTTAGAAATTTGGCGACTTCTGCGGGAATATATGTTCCCTGTTGAATCATCTCTTTGTCTTTTGTCATCTTATCCTCCTTTAAAATACTGACCAATAAAGAATGTCTTTGCCATTTATTACAAAAGGTTTTCCTTCTTCGTTTATCAATACAATGATGTCGCTGCAGGAAATTTTATCTACCGCTTCTTTTGCGATAAATCCTTCAACTATATTTTTTCTTTTTGTTAAAGCTTTAAATTTAAGAAGTTTTTCCGGCATGATTTTCCTCCTTTATTTTGAATTTGTTTAAAACATTAAGTGCTCTGCCGTGATAACCTTTTCTTCGAAGCGTATGAAACTTTCTTGCGGCATATTCGCTGTTAAGATGGTAGATATACTTTTTGAACTTTAGATCATCGACAATTAGTATTTCAATATCAATGACCCCATCTACATTTTTTATGGTTGATCGGTGAATGATTTTCATAGATCCTCCAAATTCTGGATAATGTCTTCGATTTGAGAAACAGCTTCTTCTAATTGAGAAACCGCGTCCTCCATTTTCTCTCCTTTCTCCGACATTTGCAAACCTTCGGGTAAGTTGTCAAATGCCATCTGTTCCTCTTCTTGAATTGCCGTCAAGATACTTGCATTGTCCTGAAGTTTACCAATTACGCAAGCAAGCTGTCCTCTTCTCTTTTTGTTCATTTTATCGCCTCCTCTCTTATTGTGGTTTCATTTCAGCCCACCGACCAAAGCCGATGAGCTGTAAAAAATCACAATTTTGGATTAAAATTATAATACGTCTGGTGATACGCCCTTTCCACATTTCTTGCAAACGAAATGCGGAACTATACTTCTTATTGCAACATTTTCGTATTCGTGTTGACAATTGTTATCTGGAAATTTGCATGTGCAAATCCATTTGCCAAAAAATCCTATTGCACTTTTTTGACATTGATGATCTTGCCCATGGCGATCCTCCCTGCCCGTATCGCCGGTAGCACAGCTTGGTTTTTTGTTAAATTATTGCCTCAACTTTTATAACATCACTGTCAGTTAAAGATATAATATCCCCCCTGTGATATTTTCCAAGCGGTTCAAAGTGAAATCCAATAACTTCTTTAGTGCCGACCTTTTGACTTGTGATAACACAATCGACGTTACTGTGTCCAGCTCTTATTTTCATTGCCACGTTAATTTCTTCTAAAATTTCATTTTGTTTTTTTGTCATTGTTTTTTTCTCCTCTTGCTTGCTCCCTTTGCTGTGTTAGGTTATCGCACCTTGCATCCGCGCGATAATATCTTACAATCGGTGTATATCCTATCTGTACCCTCATGCAGGATTACATCGACTACCTCTGCCCAATCAGCTTCATCCCACATTTCCCGTGCCGGTGTGATTGGCACTATAACTCGCGCTCCTGTGTTGTGGCCACTGTAATTACTTAGCTGCTCACAAGTGTAATTTTTGCGGCCTCTTGTAATTATTATCCCCCCGCAAGAGGGATAATCAAAATCCACTGTATTGATGATTTCGTTTCTTTTCATTTTCTTTTCTCCTTTTCTTTTCATTATTTAATCTTGCCTTCAAATTTTTGCGCGATCGTGGTTTTTGCATCCCACCAATACCCACCAACATTTTCCGTGATTGCTGCTTCTTTTTGGCCGGGGATTACTTCTGCGCGATTGATGATTTTGCCCTGCATCCAATAAGCCGCTCTTTGGGTATTGCCGTTACCACCTTCAGCAAATTCGATGGCTTCTTTTCTGCTTTTTGCGATCATCTGTTTCATGGTGTTTCCTCCTGTTTTATTTTGTTGACTATACATTAATACCTAATCCATCTTATACCTCCTTCACGTCTTCAGTTTTGATTTGCCCGGCGGCAATCGCCAGGGCTACTTTGTAAGCCGGATATTCTTTTCCTTTGCTGATCACGGTCAGATAATCACCATCGGGGAGGTCAACAATATCAACGCCCGTCATGTTGATTGGCTTTCCGTCGGTCTCTTTAATCGCGTGTCTCTGTCCTATCGCGTCTTTTGGGGTTACGTAATATTTCATTTTTTGTTCCTCCTGTTTTATTTTGTTGGTTGTTTAATCTTGCCTTTATTTGATTACATTCTACTAAATTCTATCGCTAAAACGATTTTTAATTTCAAATAACATTTTGCTTGCTCCTTTCTTTTTTTTAAGGGTTATGGTTTCGTTTCGACTCACCTACCAGAAAGAATAGATGAGCCGCATAAGAAATCATAACGAAGGGATTCAAGCCTTACCTTTATGGCTTCAAGGGTTCATGCCTTACCTTGAATGACATCATGAGCATCATCATGATTAACCGATACTGTGGCTTGCCATCTAAATATCGGGCCGTCTCTCGCTGGACTACTTTACGTCCGCCTTAGATCCCCCTCCAGAATTTCTTTGGGTTTGGCTCGCTACCAGTTGCTGACCTTTTTCGGACTTTCAAGCAGTTTCCTGTTTCACGCGTTATGGATGTTGGTTGGTTTCGATTATGATCCGGGTGGGGCATTTGCTACTCGCGCCCGACATTGATTCCGCCCATTCAAGCATTGCGTGGGTTCGCTTTCGGTCTTGGCTCGGACACCGCCCTGACAACCTCAACCGATATTTAATTGTAAAAGATCATATATGTTGATTATTTATAGTATAGTTCAGGGGAAAAATCAATAAGTTTCTATAAAAATATTGATTTTTTTTTAATAATAAAATCAATAGGTTAGCAGTATATATGCTATATATTCCCGGTATAGTATAATAAAATCAATGAGTTAAGAGATTATTGCGGTTTTTTTAAAGCAATTTCAGGGTATGGTAAAAATATTTTCATGCTTAACATATCAAAATCATTGGTATTTTTAAAAAATAATGCAAAAAGTATCAAGAAAATCGCTTTAAAATCACCCTATATATAGGGATGTTTTTTTCAAAAGGGGAAAAGGGTCATGGTCAAAAAGAAAAGAATCAAAGATCAACCAAAAAACAAAGTCGGCAGACCAAGCTCTTATACCGACAAGGTAGGAAAATACATCTGTCAAGAAATCATGAAGGGCAGAACAATTACTTCGATTTGTAAAGAAGAAGGGATGCCATGTTTACCAACTGTTTTTAATTGGTTAAATAAATTAAACAACGCTTACAATGAAGATTTTTTAAAGTCCTATTCACAAGCCAGAGAAATCCAAGCGGAAGTCATGGCCGATGAAATAAAAGATATTGCAGATAACGGAGAGAATGATACTTATGAAACCATAAACCCAAAGACTGGGAAAATGGAAACAAAAACAGATTTCGATCATATCAAAAGAAGTGCATTAAGAGTGGAAAGCAGGAAATGGTTAGCAGCGCATTTATTGCCCAGAAAGTATTCGGATAGAGTTCAGTTGACCGGAGCAGAAGGAAAAGATTTAATACCAGCAGTGCCCACAAAGGTGGTATTTAATTTCGTAGGAGAAGAGGAAGAAAAAGAATGACCGGTGAAGTCACTATAGATATTCCCAAAGCATTTCAATTCCTGTTAGAGCCCCATAGGTATAAATCGGCATATGGCGGAAGAGGTGCGGGAAGGTCGTGGTCATTTGCAAGAGTGTTGGCAACACTAGCATCTTATCAAAAGAAAAGAATCCTATGCACCAGAGAATATCAAAACAGTATTAAAGATTCAGTTCATAAAACCCTATCTGATCAAATAGAACTTTTAAATCTTACTCCATACTATAACATCACCAAGACAGAAATTATCAGCAATGTCGGTTCTGAATTTATCTTCAAGGGGCTACAACATCCATTGGAAATAAAGTCGATTGAAGGAATAGATATTGTCTGGCTGGAAGAAGCCCAAAGCGTATCAGAAGAAAGTTGGCGATTCTTGATACCGACTATCCGGAAAGAAAATTCCGAGATATGGTTAAGTTGGAATACTGGGGCCAAGACTGATCCTACTTACCAAAGATTTGTAATCAACAAACCTGATGATTGTGTCTCTAAACTTTTAACTTTTAGAGACAATCCATTTTTCCCAAATACATTGAGGAAAGAAATGGAATATTGTAAGCAGGTAGATATTGATGCTTACAATCACATTTGGGAAGGATTGCCTCATTCAATCAGCAATGCTCTAGTGTTTAAAGATAAGTTTGTTGTTGAGGATTTTGAAAGTCCTGATAAAGTAAAATACAGACTGGGAGCGGATTGGGGATTCAGCAACGATGCCACAACACTGATCCGCAACTATATTGTCGGCAATGATTTGTTTATTGATTACGAAGCCTATGGGGTGGGTGTGGAGTTAGAAGAGTTACCACAATTGTTTGATTCAATCCCGGGAAGCAGATTTACCAAAATTGTTGCCGACAATTCCAGACCAGAAACCATTTCTTTTATGCGAAAGAAAGGTTTTCCGATAGTGGGCTGTGTAAAGACAGCAACAACCAAGGCGGGATTTGTCAGAGACGGATTGGAGTTCATGCGTAAGTTTGAAAAGATTCATATCCACAAAAGATGCCATCATACAAAAGATGAATTTGAACATTACTCTTACAAAATAGACAAGAAAACAGAAGAGGTGTTGCCAATATTAGCAGAAGGATTTGACCATTGTATTGATGCTATTCGTTATAGTCTGGAAGATTTGATTCGTGGAACTGGAATTGACTGGGTTGCTGTGGTAGGGGGATAAATGAGCAGTAATTGGGTAAAGGGCGAATATTTTTTCTGTAAAGAACATTTTATTGCAGCTACTCATGTTGAGGCAGGTCTAATGAACTGCGAAATGGGAAGAATGTTATGAGTCATTTAAAACCGGGACAATATCCGTTGAAGCCGGGAAGAGTAAAGATACCGGTGATTGTTTTAAGCACGGTTGATATAGACAAGACGGGAATAATCAGGAAGGTAACATCGGCAAACAGTCAGAAGGTTATTATAGACAGAACAGAGAAGATGATTCAGACCGATTTTCTGGCCCAATTAATTCCGTAAAGGAGAGAAGATGAAATGTTAACACAGGACATCAGAGACATCGTTAATGGCAGAATCATAATGAAGGAGGGCAGAACTGTTGACCAGATTTATAAAGGCTTTCAGTTGTATAAATCTGGGAAAGGTCCTGCTAAATTTACCGCTGTTAAGGAAACGGAACAGTATGAAGGATTACTTGATGATGTAAAGAGGCAGATTGATAAGTATTGGGAAAAGAAAGATGCCGAGGAAGTGTTGAAGAAAGCTGGTGGCACTTTTGACACTCTTGATCCTGATGAAACGCATGACATTAGAGACATTGAGAAGGAAACAAAAGCGAATGATTATTTCAGGAAGGTTCTTTTCACAGCAGAAAGAATGCAGTTGGTGGTAATGTGCATAAAGCCGGGAGAAGATATTGGTGAAGAGGTTCACCCGACAACAGATCAATTTTTCCGGATTGAGGAGGGGAAAGGAAAGGCAATTGTGGATGGTAGGGAGATAAATATAAAAGATGGTTCTTCTATCCTGATCAAATCAGGAAGAGTCCATAACATCATCAACGATTCCAATAAGCCATTGAAGCTTTACAGCCTATATTCCCCTCCTCATCACCGGGACGGATTAATTCAGAAGGAGAAGAAATAAAATTATGGCATCGACAAGACAACCGTTAAGAAAAAGCGTATTGAAGAGCAAAACCGCCATTGCTGAAAGAAAGAACCGGCCTAAAAAGGTTATTCGTAGAACCGTTACCATTACCGAGTCTACTATTGTGACCGTCGGTAATGGACAGAAGGAAAATAAAGTAGAGGTTTCCTTTTCAACTGAACCCAATGAAACTGTGACGGAAATTCTTCCCACAAAAAAGTCTGATAAGAAAAAGAAAAAGAGTGAATAAATGCATAGAATCAATTTCCGTGGATTAAACATCAGGATAGAGCAAAAGGTCGGCTCGGTTCGTGAAGGCGTTAATAAGAAGGGCGAACCGTGGAAGGTCAGATTTTACTATCCTTATGGTTTTATCTGTAACACCATGGGAAAAGATGGTGATGAGATTGATTGCTTTATTGGTGATTACTGGGAGTCTGAAAATGTTTACATCATCCACCAGTTAAGACCAGATGGTTTGTATGACGAGGATAAAGTTTTCTGTGGCTTCAGGGATTTAAATTCCGCAAGAGATGCTTATCTTGCCCATTATTCGACTCAAGATTTTATTGGTAAAATAACAGCCATGCCTTTTTATGAATTTAAATACAAAATAATCCATGAAGGAAAAAAAGGATTGCAGATAAAATGATTGAGGCAATGACAAGAAATGTCTAAAAAACAGACCTTTGATTTAAACACAGGTGATTCATTTACAAACTTCTTGGCGAAGCTTGGGACAAATACGCAGAACCTTCAAAGCTACAGCCAATATTCATTATCACCTTTTGTAACCAGAAATCGTATTGCTCTTGAAGCGGCATACAGAAGTTCATGGCTGGTCGGTCAGGTGGTGGATACGGTTGCTGAAGACATGACCAGAGAAGGAGCAACCATTAATTCAAAGTTGCCGCCGGAAGATGTAAAACTGATTCAGTCTACCTTTACCGGTTTGAATATCTGGCATGAATTGGCCAATACCATCAAATGGGCAAGATTGTATGGTGGCGCTATTGCGGTCATATTGACGGAAGGAGCTGATTACGAAAAGCCATTAAATATAAATGCAATCGGCAGGGGAAGGTTTAAAGGTCTGGTGGTGTTTGACCGATGGATGCTGGATCCATCATTTGGTGATCTGGTCACAGAGATTGGTCCAAGCATGGGCAAGCCGAAGTATTACAGAATCCTTCCGGGTATGCCT